TATATCCAGTAACGCCTTGAATGCCTTGAATGCCTTGAACGCCTTGAACACCTTGAATACCTTGTGGTCCAGTATATCCAGTAACGCCTTGAATGCCTTGAATACCTTGAATGCCTTGAATACCTTGTGGTCCAGTATATCCAGTAACGCCTTGAATGCCTTGAACGCCTTGAATACCTTGTGGTCCAGTTGCGCCTTGAATGCCTTGAACGCCTTGAATGCCTTGAGCGCCTTGAATACCTTGTGGTCCAGTTGCGCCTTGAGGCCCTTGAAGACCTTGTGAACCTTGTGAACCTTGTGGTCCAGTTGCTCCTTGAGCGCCTTGAATACCTTGCGAGCCTTGAATACCTTGAAATCCTTGTATACCTTGAATTCCTTGAGAACCTCTACTGCCTTGAACTCCTGGATTGCCTTGAGGACCTTGAGGTCCTACTGGTCCTCGACTTCCTACATAACCCGACCCAGTGGGCCCTGTTGGTCCAGTTTTACTACTCATTTATATAATATATTTATATTGTATAAAATTTCGATTTAATTATTTCCTAAAATAAAAACAAATTTATTCGGCATGATTAAATTTTACCCATTTTGCTAAATGTTGTGAATATACATATATTGATCCATTAGTATCATTAAACAAAATAGTTCCTGACTCGGCAGGCAATTGTGGCTCGGCGTTTCCATAATTTATGCCACATGCTACTGGATTAGATGGTCCTTGAAGCCCTATAGGCCCTTGTTCGCCTTGTTCTCCTTGTTCTCCTTGAATTCCTTGTATCCCTTGAATTCCTTGTTCGCCTTGTTCGCCTTGTTCTCCTTGTATCCCTTGTATCCCTTGTGGACCTTTAGGTCCTGTAGCACCTGTATTACCTTGAGGTCCTGTAGCGCCAGTCGAAGTTGCGAATCCAGGAACGCCTTGTATCCCTTGAGCGCCTTGTGGTCCAGTTGCACCTTGTTGTCCAGTTGCGCCTTGAATCCCTTGTTCGCCTTGAGGACCCGGCGTTCCGGTTATTACTGTAGCGCTTATACTAACCGATTCATCTACAATATTAGATTGATTTTGAGCATTCTGTATAGAAATGTCACGTGCTATCATTTTTGCTTTATTCAAAGCATCTTCATAGCTTAGGGTTGAAGTAGCGCTTGCTGTTCCAGTAGCTACAATGGTTTCCCCATTTTTTCCTAGATAGGTTGTTGTTGCTTTTGCCTGAGCAAAAAATTCTTTTTTACACCTCATAATAATAATAATAATAAAGATAAAAAATATCACCCAAATTATAAGTCTACATTAAATTCCATTTTTTTCAAAAGTCAAAACTTTCGCATTCATGCTACATTTTGCGTATGTCGGCATAAATGTTACGCATTTTTTACCATTTTTGTATATTTTATCTTTAATTTTGTCTAAAGGTGCCGCATAAAATTGGACGCAACCGGCACCCTTACAAACGCTTCTAAATAATGACGCTAGACCAAACCCTAATAAAATTGACATCACTATTTTTCCGTTTTCAGTGTGTAAAAATTTACCAAATTGAATTGCCATTAAATATATATTATATATATAATATCTTTTACCCTTTTTTTACTATGTTTGAATAGGAATATCTGTTATTTTTGAAGGATCTGAAGGACACTCAATATTTTCCTCTTCAAATTGAAAGCAATTATTAGCTTTATCTTTATATAATATTTTATCTACATTTTCCGGTGTAGGATATACATATACCGTCCTTGTTTCTGGACCGAACATATATACAAATAATAATCCTATAGCAAAACTTATCAAAAAAATTGGCAATGAAATATAGTTAAATATCATTTATATATATTTACATATATTTTTGTATAATGAGATAATTGCGTAATTATTATAATCAAATCAATCTTTATAATAATTATGGCGGATACAACTAGTATTATGGACTTACCATCTGACCCTACAGGTGGAGGAAATATTACAATAAAAGCAACCGAACAAAACAATTTAGGAGTGTTAGACCAAGGTACTATTAGTCAACTTGTAAATGGCCTTCAACAGGCGACTATCGCCGGTGCTACACACCTTCCTTCAAGAGATATACCTATGACTACCACAGGACATAGTAACGACCCACAAATACATCCTAATTATTTACCACCCCCCCCCGAAAATAATGATTATATTAATGATTATGAATCGCCTGATAATATGGTAAACAATTATAATAAACAGTTAAAAAATCAAAATTCATTAGACGATATGTATAATGAAATTCAAACGCCGTTAATGTTGGCTATTTTGTATTTTTTGTTTCAATTGCCTTTTTTTAGGAGATTTTTATTTAGTTACTTTTCAGTGCTTTTTTCGAATGATGGAAATTATAATTTATATGGTTACATGTTTTGTAGTATATTATTTGGATTATTGTTTTATTTACTGGATAAAGTGTCAAAGTATTGTAATGTATGAGAACAAACTTAAGACCCTCTATTTGCTATATCAACTGTAACTACATAATAATTTTTTTGAACTACATTATTTCTAACATCCAAAGTGTAAATTTGTAGGTTTTTCATGGTTAATACCGCTACATAGCCTGGTGGAACTGTTATCGGACTAGAAAATCCGCATAGCACGCTAAAACCATCAGGGCTAAAATAAGTGCCAGCATTAGTGAGAGTATTTGAAATTATAAGGTCATTGTTGCTACCAATAAGATTTGTATTGCTTATAGTAAAAGTCCAAACGCTATTTGTGGGATTGGCATCTAAAGCAAGTTGTCCAAACGCAATTTGAGTGAGTGTATAACTTTGATTGTATTCAAAATTGCAAATAAAATTAGCAAAACTAGCTGGTTTATTAATTATATCGGGGTCTGGAATTACTAAAATCATGTTTTGCGTATTTTGTATAGGTCGCAATAATGAGACTGCCGTTGGCAATGCAATTTGTAAAGCCCAAACGCCAAGGGTGTCTACCCCAACATTGCGACTAAACAAATCAAAGTCTTTCAAAGCCCATTTATCTATATTTGCTGGGTCTAGGCCAACAACTAACTGGTCTATAACCGCACCACCATCAACATTAACGTTGAAACCTGTAAAACCTGTGGTTCCAGTTGGTCCAACAAGGAGAGTATCTGTTTTACTACCACCGGCAACCGATAATGAAGCTTCGCCAATAATTAAACCACTGGTTACTTCGATTTTTCCTTTTTGATTTAATGTGCCAAAATTGTAGGAATCTCCTGCATGACCTAAATCACCAACAAAGGAAGAATCTCCCACAACCTGTAAAGCGAACTGATTATCAACCCAGTTTGTCTTTTCACGTTTGTCAACTTTATCGTCGAGTGTGATATTTGATAAAACTAAAACTTTATCAATCGCCGCACCGCCAAGAATAGTTGTATTAAAATCGGCAAATTCACTTGTGCCTTGTGGTCCAACTATTAGTTTGCCTTTCAAACGCGTATCATCAGTAACATTGAGTTCAATAAGGTTAGCCCCCGCAGCATTTACTCCACCGGCATTGACGTTGCCACTAATGTAAGCATCCTTTCCATCGTTGCGCTCCCCGACTTGTAATGATCCCTTAACAAGCAATTGATTTTCATCAAACGTAAGTTTGGGAGAACCTGCTAACACTCCATCTTTATTATATATAATTTCTGTATTTGAACCTACAGATGTGCTTATAGCAACAGATTCATCTATAACATTTGCGTTATTTTGAGCATTTTGATGCGCAATATTAGCTGCTATTTTTTTAGCTTTATTTAACGCATCTTCGTAACTAATTGCGGAGGTTGCTGTTGCTGTACCTGTACCAGTAATGGTTTCACCTTGTTGACCGGTGTAAGTAGCTGTCGCTTTTGCGGCAGCAGTAAAAACCTGACTATTACTCATTTTTATAATATAATATAATATAATATAAAAATAAGTAAAAATAAATAAAAATAAATAAAAATAAAAATACGTATTATTTCCATATGTAAATTATAAATTAATAATAAATGATTCATACGATATTATCTAACTTAATGAAAGATTTGCCAAGCTATATTACAAGTAATACAAAACCTATAGTAATTGACCTAGTTTTAGATGGCGGCGCATTTAACGGAAGTTATCTAGTAGGCGCTCTTTATTTGCTAAAAGAAATGGAAAAAAAACAATATATTAAAATCAACCGCATATCTGGGTGTAGTATTGGGTCTGTTGCCGGGTTTTTATATTTTATAGACGCTCTTGATACAATGACCTCAATATATGTCGAAGCAATACATAATTTTAAACAAAATCATAATTTACAAATTATTAAAAATTTGAAACAACTGCTAAACGCAAACATTCCTAAAAACGTATGCTCTATAATAAATAATAAATTGTTTATTACTTATAATAATATAAACAACGGTGCAAAATGTATTAAAAAAAAATATATTACTGTGGATGAAATATTTGATACTATTATTAAATCTTGCTTTATTCCTTTTATTATTGACGGCAATATGCTATATAAAAATAAATATATAGATGGAATAACACCCCACATATTTAAACAAAAAAAAAATAGAAAAATATTATACCTCGATTTATTTGGTTACGATAAAATTTTGAATATTTTAAATGTTAAAAACGAACCAAAAAATACTGGACGTGTTTTAATTGGACTACTAGACGCTCATTTTTTTTTTACAAAAAAGTCAAATACAACAATGTGTAGTTTTATAAATGATTGGAGGTTATATAATTATTGCTTTTTCAAATTAAAACTAATGCTTGAAAAAATAATAATTTTTGCTTTAAGGGTTATCGTATTTTTTAAAAACCTTCTCTTTTTTGATTTAGAAAAAAATAAACTGTATAAATGGGCAACCCTCGTTATTAAAAAAGTTTATATAATATTGATTGATACTTATTTTGTTTAGTATAATTCTAGCCTTCTTTTTTGATTTCTTTTTGTTTTTGTTTTTGTTTTTGTTTTTTTTGATGTTGGTTTCCAAATTTTAAACGTAAATGGTTTTTTTGCGAATTTACGACTATATTTTCTATATTTTTTTCTTTTGGTAAACATTTTATTATTATTATTATTATTATAATTGGTATTGTTATTGTTATTGTTATTGTTATTATTTAATGACTCGTTTACCGGTTTGTAATTTAAAAACCATTCTTCGTACTCTTTTGATTTACGGTCTACATTAGAATCTTTAAATTCCTTAAATTTTCTTGCTTTTTCTTGGCGGATTCCTTCCAACGTATTTTGGTGGCCATAACATTTTATACTAAACCGTTTTAAAACCCCTTGCTGCTTTAATCGATTCTTTTGTTGAACATCAAATAACAATTTAGACATACACAAAATTCTATCTAAATAATGAGTGTAATATGGGTTATCCGCATATAAAAAAGCCAAATAGAAACTTAACATAGTGTCAATTGTAGCAATTTTCACTTTTTTCCCATTTATTTTTATAACATTGTAACTATGACACGCAACAGGTTGATAAATAAATGCTACTATATCTCTACCAATTTTGATTTCATAATGTTCCGGTATAATTTCACCTGAGGCGCGGTGCTTAATAATGTCAACATTTGTTATATTATCGTTTTCCAACATTTGCTTAATGGTTTCTGCTGTTTTTTTCGGTTCTTCCGCAAGCACATCAAAATCAGCAATTTTATTCAGTTTTTTTTGTAAATTTCTTGGCATATAACGCGAATAAATACTTATGGCAAACCCGCCAAAAAACACAACGCCTTGATCTATTAATGTATTTTTTATAATATCATATATTTTATCTTCATTCTCTTTATCTTCCATTTCTCTTTGAAAATCAACATGATCGCAATTTACGGAAGTCAACGGGTAATCTTTATTTAATAAAGTCAACCGTTTTAATACTTTTTCCCATCTACTGGTATCGCCTTCAGGTCTAGATAATTCTAAATACATTCCCATTCTTAAAAAATTAGGAGGAGCATATAAAATATTATCTACTTTTATTGCCTCCCTTTTTAAAGCATTAAAAATTGGCTCAGGTAAATTAGTAATATCGGCAACAGGAATAAAATTCACAAATACCTTGAATGTACCATGATGCACCCCTGATTTCGCCTCCACTTCTTTAAACCCTTCTTTAGAATATATATCTGCCAATTCTTTTGCGTCATCTATTCCATTTATAGTAAAAAAATCGTAATCTGGTATTTCAACATTTTTATCGTAAAATTGGTCTTTTTTGGGCAAAATATTATTGATAGCCGTACCGCCGTAACATATTAATTGTTTATCTCTTAAAAACGTTTCAACTATTTTTATAATTTTTTGTATTTCATCGGAACGAACTAATTTTTCACCCGTTTTTTCTTGAACTCTATCAACCGCCATACGTAAAATTGATAATTCACAATCGGCAAATGTTAAACCATCACAATTTTCGTTTTTTGTATCATCTTCGTCTTCGTCTTCGTCTTCATCTTCGTCATCATCTTCATCATTATTATTGGTGTCATTATTATTGGTGTCATTATTGTCATTATTATTGGTGTCATTATTGTCTTCATTATTGTCATCATCATCATCATCATCATCATTATCATCAATCACAATTTTATCTTCATGTTCTATTTCATTTGTATCTTCAGAAGAGTTATTTTTTTTATTTTTTTGTTTATTCATATAATATATATATTTATATATATAATTATTATTGATTTATATAAAAAATTGATTACTTTTTTAATAATATAAAAATAACATTATTAAAATTACTAAATATGAATATGGATACGGATACATTATTAACCAAATTAGCAGATTTACCGAATACTCCTATGCGTAGAAGGTTATCATATGAAATAACAAATATGAACAATGAAACTGATAATACAAAATTATATATACAATCTATTTATGCTGACGATAGTCGTAAAGTATATGTTACACTGGTGGATTGCGATACAGAAGAAAATATACTTGTATATGATTTTATTGTAAGTGATAATTATCCGTTTACTCCACCAAAAATAAAAGTAAATGGTGCTGATTATTACAACTTCTTATCCATAAAAAGCGAAAAGTTTCGAACCATTTTAAAAACGATATATGGCGTTTCTTGTTTGTGTTGCAATTCATTTTTATGTGGAGACCGTTGGACGCCGGCGATTCGTCTATCGGGCATTGTAGTTGAAATACGCCTTCATAGAAAATACAAAAAAGCTATACTTAACAAATATTTTACAGACAAAATTAAAGATTTGTATTTGATTGATGATATTGATTTGTTTAGTTGGCTGTTTTGATAAAAATGTATTATTGTTTGTTTGTTTATTTGTTTATTTGTTTGTTTATTTATTATTCGATTGGAACTGCTTCTACTATTTGCACCGTAGCTATTTGTATAACTTGCTCATCTTGAACAACCCGTTCCGACCCATTTGCTTCAACAATAACTATTCCCGGTTGATAAAATAATTTTTTATCGAATACAGTATTACATCCATTACACTGGCATTGCGTTTCATTTATAATGAAAAATCTACCAGCAATATTCGGCAGTTGTTGCGTATCTCTGCAAACTGGGCAATTATAATTTACGTTTGCTGTATGCAACGGTACGTAGTCATTTGATACACATTGACCCATTTTAAAAATATATATTATAATGATAATATATATTTATATTATTGTTTTTTATATTATATAGTAAAATTATAAAAGTCACTACTAGCGTTACGTGCGGCATAAGAATATTTGGGGTTTTGTGGCGTAGGAGGCGCAACAGTAACAGGAATATAGCGCAAATTCGCGGGTTTCAAAGCGAAAGCATAGCCGACTTCATCAAAAAATATTGCGTTTTCTTCTAAAAAATTATCAACATGTTGATAACGCATCGCAACCATTTGGCATCCCATAGCCCTACATAAAATGCCACTCGGGTTAGACGGGTTAGACCCAACATCCGGTAGCGCAATGGTCATACC